TAAACTTATATACTGTCCCGAAATAGTTGGAAGCATTATGGATCTTCCACTTTTAAATCTTTCAAAATGACTAAGAGTAGTCAATTCTTTTAAAATAGATTTATCTAGTTTTACTTTAGTTCCGTTTGATTCTGATAAAATAAAATCTTTTCCTATTCTTATTCTGTTTAAAAAAATATTAAAATTATTTCTTTTTGCAAGTTCACTAGGACTTAACGTAGCCATTTTTATTTTTATTTAGAAGTGCCCAAAAGAGGACTTGAACCTCCACAGAATACTCTACAGGAACCTAAACCCTGCGCGTCTACCAATTCCGCCATTTGGGCAAAGTGGAGAATAGCGGGTTCGAACCGCTGACCTCCTGAATGCAAATCAGGCGCACTACCAACTGTGCTAATTCCCCAATAAAAATATTATATCACTTCATAGGCATAAGGTCAAATAGTTCTGGATGAAGTTGACCGTACTTCCGCATCAATTCACCTGCCTTTGCATTTGCTTGATTTTCAGTTGGACTACCAGCATGAGAACTTTTACGGTCTAAACCTTTCTCCATATGCTGCTTATAATGAACATATTCGTGAGCAAGAGTTCTCAAAATATCCATAGGATGACGATTAATAACACTCAAATGAATAGCATTATTTTTTGATATTTCTCCGAATGCTGCGATTCTTTTTGCAAAGTCAGTATCATCTATGAGAATAATTGGAATGTCATAATTAAGACGCAACTCTCTTTTTAAGAAAACAATAAATCTTTTGAGAATTGCGTCAAACTGAATTTGAGTCGTTGGTCTTCCTTTTCTTTTACCAAGAAGAGACATATTTTTTGAAATATTTATCAGGCGCCAAGAATGGCGCCAATATTGTCATCAATATCTTGAATAACTGCACGAATATCAGAAATACGAGGAGGAACACTCACTTCATCATAAGTGTATCCTTGCTGTGCTTCAAACAAAATTTGACGAACTGCAGCTGCTGCACGAACATCAAGTTTCAGAGTTACTTTTTTATCTTTAGTCATCGGTCGTCAGCAGCACGGTTTTCAGAGAAGTAAACATCAAAAGCACCTTCAGGATAACGCTTGAGAAGTTTTTGAACATTACGAGCAACAACATCATCAAGTGTAGTATCCAATGCCATACAAGCCTGGGCAACATACCACATAATATCACCCAGTTCAATGATCAGGTGCTCACGGTTGTCTTCGGTATAAGGTTTGCCCTGAAATACCATCTTCTTGACGATTTCCATAAACTCACCACCTTCAGCATTGATACCAACGGCAGCAGTCAGGAGTCGTTCAATATTAGCACCTTTTTCATCCAGTTGAACCAGACGATCAGAGAGGGCAAGAAAGTCCTTAGATGCGTCAGAAGTCACGGCATCTACAAACTCAGCATACTTATCAAAATTAACGTGTTTAGCGGTTTCCATTAAAATTTAAATCCTTCAAACGACTTTTTAGGTTTCTTGTCTTCGTTATCATTATACTCGTCTTCGTTTCCAGAGTCAAGTATATCTTTTTGTGCTGACTGTTCACAATCGTACAGTCTCATTTTAGCACGGTCAATACCCACAATGAAACGCTTAAAAATTGTGGGGTCATTGTATCGATTCTTCAATTGCTTCACCATGATCTGTCCCAACTGCTCAAGCTCTTCAGTGCTAATAAGGGCAAACATAAGATCAGCAGTAGCAGGCAAACCAAAGGACTCGCTAGTATCAGTAAGTTCAACATCAGAAGAACCAAAACCTGAACGAGTGGTCTGAGTAGCGGAGACAATTGGGACATTAAACTCGACGGCGAGCCCCCTAAGTTCTTCAGCAATTGACTTGATATATGAATAAGAATTGATAGAGCTGTTTGCCTTATGCCTAGAGGAAGCACAAATATTAAGGTAATCAATGAAAATAATATCAGGTCTGAATGATTTCTTAAGAGCAAGTTCATTGAGAAGTGCCTTAAAGTGTCCTGAATGTGCAGAAGCAGTTGGATATTCTTTGATGACCAAAGAACCTTGTGTCTTCTTCGCAATACTATTTACTTTCGTTTCAAACATTTGGCGTGGGAGATCAACCAGTTGCTGAATCGGGACATTGAGAAGGTTCGCATCAATCCTCTCTGCAATTCGCTCTTCTGCCATCTCAAGAGTGATATAGAGAACGTACCTGCCTTGCAGTAAGACGGAAGAAGCCAAGTGACACATGAATAGCGATTTCCCAACGCCCGTCCCAGCGAGAGCGATATTGAGAGTCTTATTAGGGAGACCACCCTTTGTGATTTTGTTGAAATATTCCAGATCAAACTCGATCTTATCTTCTTTACGGTGATAAAACTCATATCGCTCCTCATAGTTCTGAAGATAATCGTGTCCGATATTATTATCAAACGATACTGCTAGAGCATCAGAAAGAATGCTTGGAATCGCATCACGATTTTTCTTATCGTTATTGCCATCAGCAATATGGATTGACTCCATAAGTGCCAAGTAGATAGCACGATCACGACACCACTTTTCTGTGGTGTCAAGCAACCACTGCTTTTCTACTGCAGCATCATTTAAAGACGCATTAATTTCTCGAATCTCTTTGACTTCAGTTTCATTGAGATCAGTGCGATTCTCTACCTCAATGTTGAGTGCTTCAATGGTGATTGCTGAACCATACTTAACAATGAATTGAACAATCTCTTCAAAAATGACCTTCTCCGCCTTTTGCTCAAAATAATCTGGTTGTATGAAAGGTATAACTTTTCGTGAGTAATCTTCATTAAATACAAGGTTCCTTAAAATAGTTGTCTCAATTCTTTCCATTATTTGTAATGCAAATAGGCACTCATAATATACTTTGGACCACTAATTGGTGATTCCCCCTTATGAGGGAACATCCAAAGTGGAGGAAACATAATCAAAGTTCCCTGTTTTGGTTGAATTTGAACATCTTTGAAAATAGTTTGACCGCCACTTTCAACATCATTCAAATACCACATAAAAGATAAAAATCTACGGGCGGTCCCATAGTCTACCACATCTACGTGCGTATCAAACTGATCAACACCATTTGGTTCGTATTTTTTAATACGAAATTGTTCTAGAGCGTGTTCCTCAGGAAATACACGCTTATCTACAAACTCATAATACTTATCACGATATTCAAAAATGTTTTTGATGATATGACTATGAACTTGATTAACTTCTGGTGTTAATTCACGATTTTCTGTGAGATTAAACTGAGTAAAGTTAGGTTTTCCATCATTATCAAGACGTTCGTGTTTGTCTAAAACCTGATCAAATAAATTAATTAAAAAATTACATATATCAGGTTCAAGGGCATTTTCGTAAATATGAATGAAATCTTGAAGTTCATCCATAAGAAAATTCACCTTTAGCAATCACATCAAGTTTTTCCATTACTTCTTCAGTGAAATATTGCTGTGGGTTTTTGAGAATTTCCTTCCCATAAATTTTCTTACCGTCTATTTCATAGCGCCCTGCTACATTCTTCCAAAGTCCACCGAGTTCTCCGAGTTCCAGAAGACCATAATAGCGATCAAGACCGCGCTCATCATAAAATAGACGGATTTCAACTTGTTGGTTCTCCTTACTCAAACGCGACTTAGCAGTCTTTGCCTTGATAATGTTTCCAATAACTTCCTTTCCATCCTTTTCCTTTGACTTACTAAGATAAATGATAGTAGAAGCGGCATACTTAAGACCACTACCACCACCCATTTCCTTAGTAGGAACATAAGCACCGATGACATCGTAAGTGTGGTTGGTTACAATCATTGGAATGTTTGCCTGCCCCAACTTGAGAGTAAGCATACGGAAAGCACCTTTCACAAGTTGTGATTTAGTCATATCACGAACTTGTTTGTCGTTCAGTGCGTCAGTAATCTCTTTTTCTGTGGAAAGCATACCCAAAGAGTCTAACACAAACATACAAGGTTTGCGTTCTTCTACGGGTTTTTTTAAGTAAATATCTACTGCCTTGAGTGCTTTA